CTGAGAGGTGCCTACAATCGCCTGTAAGGGCACTCTAACCCTTTCTGGGTTAGTTTATACTTAAGGCGAAACAATTAAAGTTAGGTCCATTGGATCTGTCCCTATGGTGTAAGGGTCACCGAGACCTACAAAAAACAGCAAAATGACTGCTACTCTTCAGACTGAAACTTTCAACGGTTGGGCGAATTATGCCACTTGGAATGTTAGTCTCTGGATTCAAAATGATGTGAGTTTGTATGATGCTGCAAAGCGTTGTGCAAACTATCAGGAACTCGTCGCTCTTCTGTATGATCATGGGTCAACAAAAACGCCTGATGGTGTTAAGTGGAACGACAGTAAGATCGATGGTCTGGCAGTCAACAAAATGATGCAAGATCTCTGATACATAAGGACCTAACTTTAACTGTTAGGTCCATTGGATCTGTCTCTATGGTGTAAGGGGCGGCAGCGCCCACACAAACAGAAAACAATGACTATTACCGAGCGCAATCAACGACTCTACGATCTGCGTGAGCAACTGCTAAAGAAACGCGCAGAACTTGCATGGATTGAGCAAGAGATCTGGTTGACCAATGAAAGGTATAAGAACCAGGATCTTGATTTGTATCAAGAAATGTTCGGCGCTGAGTGACCCAAAGGTGTAAGGGTCACCTAAAACCCTTAAAACCAACATTCTTCATTCTTTCAAATGCAAATCGCTTCTTCTGCTATCAAAAACATCGGTTTTGGTTCTGATGATCAAGTGAATGTTACTTTCACCAATGATCGTCAATATCTGTACAACTGTAAGGATATTGAAGGTTTCAAGAATGACCTCTATAATGTAGTCGAAGAGGGTGAAAGTGTGGGCAAGTTTATTAACCGTGCGATTCGCGCCCAACTACTCCAAGCGGTCTGAGATTACGCGGGGTTCTTTATACTTAGGACCTAACAGTTAAAGTTAGGTCCATTGGAAATGCCTCTATAGTGTAAGGGGCGGCAGCGCCCACACAAACAGAAAACAATGACTAAAACCAACGCTCCCGCATACATGAACAACGCCACGCCCATCAACGCAGATAAGATTAAGATCTACTGCGCTTCCTACGCTTTCAGCGGCGTGTGGGCATTCTCGCCGCTGCTAGTTAGCGCTCAAGCGCCTAAAGAGATGCTCGAGCGCTCAGAGTTCTCCTCCGGAGAGATCTGGGAGGCAACTTTAGAGGATGCCCATCAACGCTTGTGGGCATTTACCCCACTTCGCTAATCATCACGGGGAATGAGATGCGCCCTAAAGACACTCAAACTGTACACTTTAATTCTTTATTATGCAATTCGCAATTTCTGGTTCCTCCGCTATCGAGAACATCGCTCTCGAAGATAACACTGCCACAGTAACGTTCGCTGGCGGTCGTGCATACGACTATAGCGTCAGCGATGTTGCCAACTTCGTAACTAATCTGTCTAAGGTTATAGAAAGCGGCGAAAGTGTTGGTCGATTCGTGAACACTGCAGTTCGCAATGAGACCCTGCAACGTATCGCCGCCTGATGAAATTGTGGGGGCATTCGTGATACATAAGGCACACACCTATTCGTGTCACATAGTGCCCCTACGAGTTTATTATATTACCTTATAAATCTTTCGTTTATTTCTTATAGTCCTTATTCGTGATTGTTCGTTATTACTATTAAACAGCAATCCTTAGTTTATTCTTTATACTTAGTTAAATGTAAAGAATAAACTAAGGATTTGTTCGTTATTCTTTATTCGTCCAATTGCAGTTTATTCGTTATTCGTTATAGCAGTAATTACGATTTATTCGTTATTCGTTATAGCAGTAATTACGATTAATTGTTTATTCTTATAGGCGGGCGTGCCGTATAAAAACCCATAACTACCCTAACCTACAAGGTATGTCTTTTTCGAGCGTGTTATCGCATTCAAAAAAAATTCCAGTATGAAAAAAATCCCCACAATGTTCGATGGATATTATATCTCAGAGGATGGAAAAGTTTGGACAGAGTGGACTAAAAAAGGTGATAGAGGTATCTTAAGGGAGGTAACCCCACTCAATAGAGGAACAGGTTATCCTGGATTAGAACTTCACAAGTTATGAGAAGACACCGTGAACCTTATTGGAATTTCTGGAAGGTAGTCTTTGCGGGATGGTTAATACGATATCCGGGGAGATTCTTTAATATATTCCGATTTCCTTTTTTTATACTTGTGGGATTTTGTGTAATTGTGATATATAATTCAGTTTCAAAATGAGACTCAGAGAAAAAAATTCTGAAAAATTTTTTATGACTGAAAAAGTTTATCACATATATGCAAAGGATAAGTGTATCTATCATTCACTTTGTAGGGAAGAGTTTGAGATTGTATGGGATTCGCTGAATAAATTTGTAGAAATTTTCAGTGAGTATCATAAGGCAGATTTAGAATATGAGGAGGTAACAAAAAATGCAAATGTGATTAGAGACAGTTCATATTGACAGATATAAATATTGGGACTAAAATGACATTGAGGTTTTATTAAACAGATGGCAAAAGGATTTACTGTAAAAGCGAATGCACCGACTGCGACGAAAGTTGTTGATTGGGATTATGAAAGTATCAAAGAAAGAATGAAAGGAAAGAGTATTGTATTTTGTCTTCCTGGTCGCGGTTGTTCATTTACATTTCTGAAGAATTTTGTACAACTATGCTTTGATATGGTACAAAATGGAATGAGTATTCAAATTTCTCAGGACTATTCTTCCATGGTAAACTTTGCACGTTGTAAGTGTCTTGGAGCGAATGTTCTGAGGGGACCAAAGCAAATACCTTGGGATGGAAAACTGAATTATGATTATCAGTTATGGATTGATAGTGACATTGTTTTTAATACAGAAAAGTTCTGGCAACTTTGCGATCTCGCCATTTCTGATGATGGCACAGAACGGGAAATCACGGCTGGGTGGTATGCCACAGAAGATGGGCGCACGACATCAGTAGCACATTGGTTGGAAGAAGAAGATTTCCGCAACAATGGGGGTGTAATGAATCATGAAACTGTAGAATCAATTTCAAAGCGTAAGAAGCCATTTACAGTTGATTATACAGGATTTGGTTGGGTTTTGATTAAGAAAGGAGTATTTGAGAATCTTGAATATCCTTGGTTTGCACCTAAGATGCAAGTTTTTGAATCTGGTGCAGTACAAGATATGTGTGGGGAAGATGTTTCCTTCTGTTTAGATGCAAAGGAAGAAGGTTATGAAATCTGGTGTGATCCACGTATTCGTGTGGGTCATGAAAAAACTCGTGTAATTTGAGGTAAAACATTATGGCTTATAATAAGACTATTTTTACTCCGGCGGCTCCTAAAAAGACTCGCCAAGGTCGCTCTGCTCGCACATTACTTTCAGCAACATCTCGTAATGGACGTAAGAAAAGGTATCGGGGTCAAGGTAAATAGATATAAAATAGTTTCTTTTGGATGTATCATTTAGAAGTATTAGATGAATGGAATTCAATAAATCCAAAAGACTTATGGATTTATAATAAACTAATTTTAAATCGTCTTCTAGGGCATCTCTGTGGACCTACAGGGGTGCCTGTTCCATATTCGGGGTATTATATCGTCCGACCAAGTATTAATTTGCTTGGTATGGGGCGATTTTCGCGTAAGGAATGGATTAATAATGACACTGAACACTTTCATCCTTCCGAATTTTGGTGTGAGATATTTGAAGGTGATCATATTAGCGTTGATTACCAGAATAAAAAGGCAAAACTTGTCGTCAAAGGCGAAAGAGATCTTAATGATCCTTATTACAAATGGAAAAAGTGGTATATAATAGATAAGGAAGTAGAATTTCCGAAAATATTAGAAAATTTAATCGGAAATTATGAGTGGATCAACTGTGAATTCATTGGAAATAGTCTTATAGAGGTTCATTTTAGAAGAAATCCAGACTTTAGATATGGAAATAGTATTGCAATACCAGTTTGGAAAGGCGATAATATAGAAAATAAGGACAATTTAAAATTTATTAAGGATAAAGACTACTTAAGAGAAGGATTTTACATTGATTCCGGGATAGAAACCCCGTAAAAAGTTCTGTTCAACCTCAAAAAGGAGAAAACAGATGGCAATGAATCCAAATCCAGATAGGAATACAAATTATATGAGAGAAGTGTGGGGGACAAGTAGTCTTATTACAGATTATTGGTCATTAGAATCCCCTGCACAAGAGTGTGAAGGTTCACATTACAGTCATGGTCATGGATTTTTCAAGGGAAGAATGCTTCGTGAGATTAATAATGATGATATGACACCTAAAAAGCATGATTTTTCTGTTCAGAAAGAAATTCATGAAAAAATTCGCAATGATAATGATTATGATGACTGGGAATATGGTACAGAACCTATTTTTGGGTGATAAATAAGATAGAATTATTGTTTTTAGATGCCTTTAGAGCGGGTTAGTAAAGCTTTTAAGGATATTAGTCTGTCATTTCAGTCTAATCCCCTAAATTTTGACTTAATCGCCGTCAAAAACGAGACGGCGATATCTCGCTCTATCAGAAATCTAGTTTATACAGTCCCTGGAGAGAGATTTTTCAATCAAAATATTGGATGTAAAATCTCTCAAAGTTTATTTGAGAATATTGATCAGATTTCTGCTTCGGCAATTAAGGATGAAATTAAAAATACAATAGAAAATTATGAACCAAGAGTCGATTTAATCGATGTTGATGTAAGTCCCAATTATGAGAACAATGAATTTAACGTTACTATAAGATATTTCATTGTGGGAATTGATGCATTACCTCAACAGTTATCATTTGCATTACTACCAACACGATAATGGCACTAGTAAACTTCACTAATCTAGATTTCGATCAGATTAAGACTACTATTAAGAATTATTTGAGGTCCAACTCAAATTTTACGGACTATGATTTTGAAGGTTCAAATCTATCCGTAATTATTGATACATTAGCATATAACACATATATTGCATCATATAATGCAAATATGGTGAGTAATGAAGTTTTTATTGATAGTGCAACTCTAAGAGAAAATGTGGTTTCTCTTGCAAGAAATATCGGATATGTTCCCAAATCAAAAACTTCATCAAGAGCAACGATTAGTTTTTTTGTAGATACAACAGGTTTACCATATAATCCTTTAACAGTTACACTACAGAAAGGATTGGTATGCACTTCAGCATCATTTGGACCAGAAAACTATGTATTTTCTATATTAGATGATATCACAGTTCCAGTAATTAATGGAATTGCAACTTTCGATTCAATACAAGTTTATGAGGGAACTTATGCTAAAAATACTTTTACCAACAATTCTCTAAATCCAAATCAAAGATATATTCTAGATAACTCAAGTATTGATACATCTACACTTAGAGTTTTAGTAAAAGATTCTCAGAATAGTACAGGAACTAGAAAATTCACAAATTCATCAAACATTTTGCAAGTTGATTCAGAATCAAAGGTATTTTTCATTCAGGAAGTTCAGGATCAAAAATACGAATTGATCTTTGGGGATGGAGTAATTGGAAAAAAACTGGATAATGGTAACTTTATCGAAGCAGCATATTTAATCACAAATGGAAAAGATGGTAATGGGGTAAATTCTTTTAATTTTTCCGGAAGATTGTTGGATAGTAGATCGAATTTAGTTACTTCAGGAATATCTCTGATTACCACAGATTCCATATCTCAAGGCGGTTCTGATATAGAATCGGTTTCATCTATTAAAAATTTTGCTCCAAGACTATACTCAGCACAGAATCGTGCTGTTACCGCATCTGATTATGAAGTGATCGTTCCAAAGATTTATCCAGAAACAGACTCTATAAATGTTTTTGGTGGAGAAGAACTTTCACCTCCACAATATGGAAAGGTTTTCATTACAATAAAACCTTCTTTTGGTACATTCCTTTCAAATGCGATTAAGGATAATATAAAATCACAATTGAGAAAATATAGTGTTGCTGGAATAGTTCCAGAAATTCTTGATGCAAAAATACTTTATATTGAAACAGATTCTAGAGTATATTATAATCAGAATCTTGTAACTTCTTCAGATTTTGTAAAGACATCTATTTTCGCCAATATTACAAAATATTCTGAATCATCAGAAATTAATAAGTATGGTGCA